AACAGGTTTAACGTCTTGCGTGGTGTGGTATATGTGTTTGTTGTCCTCAGTAACAAATTCGTTTTTGAGGCCTGTGGTGTGATCTATGATTGTGCGTATTGCCATGTAAAAAAAGGGAGGGGATAACCCTCCCTTTTTTAGTTATTAACCAGCGTCAGTAGATGATACTTTGACATCTGCCACGATACCGTGTGCAGCTTCATTTTTCATTTCTAAGCCGTACTCACACAAAATCATTTTTGTGTCGGCGTCGCCCACCGTTGCAATATCAACAGTTTCAAAATCTCTAAGATATGCTACAGCAGCGTATTCTGGGTCTAACAAGTGAACAGCTTGTTCTCTACTTCTGTTTGAAGGAACTACTTGTAGTTCACCAAAATCTCCAGAGTAGATAGAGACAGAAGCCTCGATAGTGTTAGCGTCGACAAATTGTCTAGCTTGAGACCTACCTGTGAAACCAGATATAACTGATTTATTGTAAGGTCCAACCATCAATAAAGAAGGCTCTGCACCACTAGCGAAACATTGTTGTTGAACATCTTTAACCATAGCTTCGGTTAAATCTCTTCTAGTTCCGTTAGTTCTAGCTGCTGAGTCAGATCCGTTTGCGCCATCACTAGCTTTGTTTACGTTGGTAGCGTACCAAGTTTCCAAAGATCTAGTTTGTCTCGCAGTAGAGACATTACCAGCATTTTTGGCAATGTTCTGAGTAAGCGCTTCTTCCATGTCTCTTTTCAGAGCTTTAGCCATAATAGCTAGTTGGTGCGCCATCTCAGAGTTTTTACCAGCCGTGTCAGTAGCCTCTTGAGATCCTGTTACTGTAGCGTCTCTACTTGAGATCATCGCTACGTTGGTTGCCCTAGTTGTATTAGTAGACGTAGATTTACTTAACTCGAATCCTTCAAGTTGACCTGTTGAAGATGGAGTTGGTAAAACTTCTGTCTGCCAATCAAATTGGACGTTTGAAATATTTCTTTTTCCGATAGCTGAAAGGAAAGGTGTTTGAGTAGGAGAAATATTATAAATAATATCTGCTAAATCTTCTCTGTTACCAATCGCTTCATATGAATCGAAAGCATTTGTAACTTGTGCCATTTTTTACCTCTTATTTATTAAGCATTTGTTCAAAAACTTTAGCCGCATCTGTTGTTTTTCCAGATTTGGCCAACCTTTGACGTAATTTTTTCTCTGGTGCTACCGTTACTTTTCTAGTTGATGCGCCTGGTTTACCTGCTCTAACTGAGGCTTTTTGTGTAGGCTTTTTCTTAGCTGCGGTTGCAGTTTGGCTTTGTAGCCAAGCATTTCGCAAACCAAGTAAAGCTCTATAGTCATAGACTTGATCCATTTCTTGAGGACTAAATCCTAAAGTTTCTATCGCGTAATTCCTAATTTCAGATTTCTCTTTGTTAGCAATCTTTTCGTCAGACCACTCAGGTACAATTTCTAAAAGTTTTTGCTGCCCAAATTCAACCATTTGTTGAACTTGTTCTTGCTGTTTAACTGCGGCTTCTTGTTGAAGCCTTTGTTGTTCAGCTTGAACTGCTTGGAGCTTTTCCTTTTTCTGATCCCATACCTGCTTTTCTCTAACGTAAGCGATTGGATCTTCTTCGCTCAGTTTCGCCCAATCAGGCTCATTCTCTATATCGCCCATAATCTGGGCTTCCATTTTTGGTAGCAGTTGAGAATAAACTGCATCTCTTTGAGCTAACTCTGCTTGCTGTTGTTCAAGAGTTTTTCTCTCGTGTGACAGTTCTTGAGTTTTTCTCGTATAGTCTTGTTGTCTCGAATAGCCGCGTTGCAGTTCTTCAAGCGTTACCTCTTGTTCTACACCATCTACTTTGACCGTGTAAACTTGAGGTTGCTCTACCTCTTCAACTTCGCTTTGTTCTTCAAACTCTTCTTCTGGTAAATCTTCTTGATCTACCTCCTCCAATTCATCAATCTCTACAGCTTCATCAGCTTCTTCAATTAACTCATCTTCTATAATTTCTTCTGTTTGTTCTATTTGCTCTTCTTCTGGAGATAGAAAACTTTCAAAAGATGCAACTGATTTTTGATAATCAGTTTGTAATGCAATCGGTTTTTCCGTTGTTGCCATATAAAACTCCTGTGGTTTTAAGCAATTTTAAACCAAAAAGTGCAAATGTGTAAGTTATTTAAGTTTATTTACTTGATGTTTTGTAATCTTGCCTTTTTCAGCAATGATGCGTAGATGCCTTTCTATCTCTGGTAGTAACAATATGGATCTGTGTAAATCTTCTCTCGTTTTAACGTCGTCAATATCTCTATTGCTTAACCAATAAGCAATATATTCTGCTTTAAGAGATTCAAGAGCTTTTTTAAAAACCTCACTCTCTAATATTTTCTCCGCTTCCAATCCGTCTAGGATTGCTCTTTGTTTTTCTGACATAAATTATGCAATTTCCCTAGGACCTAACAACGCTCTAATTCTTTCCATTTCTTCTCTTGATATAGCGCCAGCGCCTACTGGAGCGATTGAAGGTTTTAGGTTAATCTCTGGAGCTGGCCTCATAGGAATCATTGGTTTTGGTGCAGGCATGGGTGCTTGCGGTGTAAGTTGTTGACCCATAGGTTGCGTCGGTGAGAATGACATGCCAGGTTGTACTACTTGGCTAAAAGGCATACCACCTGCAATGCTTCTTGCGTAATCAAAAGCAGAAGTGTCCATTGGGCCGCCTAGTAAACCGCCGCCCATAGAAGGAGCTGGTCCTGACAACATTCCTGCTGGAGCTTTAGGTGCTGCCATAGCTGTTAGCGCTTGTGGAATTGTGTTTGCTAATACTGGTCCAACACCAGGTACAAAAGATAAACCAATAGAAGCTAACGCTCCTAACTCTGGGTTGTCTCTAAAGCTACCAAATATGCCTTCTCCGCTAGGGTCTATACCTAATATGTCGTCTGCTATTTGTCCTAAACTCATGCTTGTAATATTTTATCTAATTTTTCTTCTAAGCGGTCAAAACGGTCCAACAGTCTTTCAAAATCTTCTTTCATTTCATCTTTTGTGACGTATTTCGTCGGTATCTCTTCTCTAGTTTTGTTTAAAAGAATATCTATCCTTTTAATTTCACCTGTATTAGCTCTAATATTATATAGAAGTGGCGCAAAAATCAAAGTAATCAAGACGTTCCAGAAAAACATAGGATCAGCTTCCATTAATAACTCCATACAGTTGGTCTTTGTTTACCGTGTGTTTCATCTGCAATATCTAAATGTATAAATCTTCCTTGACCTTTTTGATTTACGCCTATACCTGTAAATCCATGCTTAGGCGCTGTAGCAATAATTTTATACGCTTGTTCTCCGTAAGACAAAATATCTACTGCTAGGCCCATTGCGTGTGTGCCAACTTTACTTTTATTTATTTCGTTTGGATGTTCTGGGCATCTGTAACCAGAAGTTATGACAAATGGAAAAGCTAACTCTGTTCGTAAACTTTGTAATCTATCTACTAAGTTATGACTTATTAAATTTTTACCACAATGTCTGCAAGCAAATTCATCTAAGTGAAAATTTTCCCAAGACATTAGTTTCCCTTTGTTACTTTTTCTTTCTTTTCAAAAGTTCTGAGTCCTGCCATTCCAAGCATAGCCATCAAGATTGTTGATAGTTGACTAAAATCAAATTCAGGCAAAGCAACTTGTATGCCAGCTATGCCAACAGCAAATTGAATCATAGGTGCAAGAATAAAGTGATACATCATAGCTAGACTACATACCCAACCGACACTCGGCCTCCAGCCAGCTACAAACCAATTTTTACTAGCGGCTTCTATTTTATTAACTTCTATTTGCGCAAGGTTGGCGGTTTGTAATTGAGTCTTGAGTTCATGCTCAAGCGTCATTTTTAAGTTTTTGTCTGCGACAAATTTATTTAGTACGCTACCTGCAATACCAACAACTGAATTTGTAATAGGATCTGGCATTAGTCTTTCCTCTTATCTTTTTGATTTGCTTTAGCTATTTTATCTTTTTCTATTAAGTTTGGAACACCTAGAATAGTTTTTAAAAGTATGTCCTGTCTAATAATTTCATTATCAACAGAGCGCACTCTGTCAATCAACTGAATTAGTATTTGTGTTTGGGAATCTAATTTAGAGTCTAATCTTTTCTCTACAGCTTGTAACGACTCATTTATCTTGTCATCAACTACGTCTACTTTTTGCTCCATGCCGTTAACTATTTTATTCAGCAACTTCCATAAGAAAAAACCTAACCCAAGCGTAGCCGCTATAGGAAAGCCTACTTCATTTATTATGGTTACAATTTCATTCATAGCCTTTGACGAAGGCTAAATTATTTATGCTTTTTCTGTACTTCGAACTTAGCTTCTAAAGAAGCTCCTTTGTGCGAAACAAACTTACCTTCGTGTTTCATAAGTTTATAAGTTTTACCGCTTTTCATAAAGTGATAACCTTTGGGAGCTTTAACTTTTTTCACTTTTTCTTTTTCTTAGCTTTTAGTTTTTTAAAGTCGGCGCCAGTTATTTTGTTTCTAGGTTTAGCAACTCTAGCTAACTTCTTTTGCTTAGGTGAGTATTTTTTAAAAGGCATATTATTTTCCGTATTTTTTCATTCCTTTTTTCTTTTTCATGGCTGGTTTTTTAGCTTTAGTTTTTTTCATTCCGTGTTTCATTTTTTACCTCATTTTTATTTTTTTCGTTTTAATAAATCTGCATCGGCTTTTCTAGCGCCACCTTTACCAGTAGCAAAAGATCGAACTCGTCCTGCGGCCCAGGCATGTTGAGAAGTCTTTGGTCTTGAGCCTGACGAAAAATAAGCCGCCGCACCCCTAGAATAAACTTTTCTCAAAACTGATTTAGAAATACCGCTAGACTTATGATATTTGTCTATGACATCTTCTTTTGCGCTCATCCTTTGCTCCTTTGTTTAGATATTTTATTCATCATTGCAGGAGTTAGTTTACCCATCTTGTAGAGTTTCATAGTATTTAATATTTCTCTTTCTCTTTTAGATTTGTTTTTCGCTCCCTTCAAATACTTTTTAGGTACGCCCTTTTTAGTCTTTGCTACTTTCTTAAATTTTCTTACCATTTTACTCTGTTAGCCCAATAAGCAGCAGACATTTTACCTTTAGCTATATTTTTAGCGTGCCTAGCTTTAAATGATTTGGCTCTCTTAGTCATAGTTTTGTCACCTGTCTTGCCTTGTTGACCAAACCTAATCGTTTTTATTTTACTGCCTTCTTTGGCAACCACTACATGCGATTTGGTTGGATGGCTTGGTGTTCGTTTTGGTTTATTATAACCAGAAACGCCAATTCTTTTTAACCTAGGGTCTTTTGCCATTAGTGTATTGTTTGTTCTCTATAATAAATTACTTCGGAATCTTTGGAAATAGTCTCATCGCATAAGACCTGCATAATCTTTAATGCTTGGTCAAATGATTTTGCTTTGAGTTCGTAAGCGCTATAAATAGTATCGCCTGCTAAAACTTCTAAATCGTAATACTTATCTGGTTGGTGGCTCATTGCTAAATAATCCTTGCGCTTGAATTTTGGCCGCTTCTCTAATCATTTCGCGGTCTCTTTCCATAATAGCATTGATTTCAGCAATGTTAACCTGTGTGCCGTACTTACCCTGCAATTCGAGTGCTTTTAGGCGTATTTGTGCTTCTTCTATATCACGTTGCCTATCGTCATCCATGATAATTTTCATCCTGTCAGTCTCTGCGTCGATGACTGCTTTCTGCGCTTGTACTTGTGCTTTCTGAGCTTCAGCTTGCGCGAGCAGTTCAGCAGGATCTGGTTTGGGCGGCGGTGGTTGCATAGGCTGTACTTGCGTATTGATAAAGCTAGTAACATCTTTGAAACCTGCCATTTCGATAAGTTTAGACAGCGTGTTAGCGTATTGTTGCAAACTTACCAAAGGATTGTTTGGTCCTAGTTGTTGCAATATTTGTTCTTGTTTACCAGCAAACGCGGTGAGCGCTGACATCTTTTCATCATCGCTAGTTTTAGATATACCAACGTTAACAACTATATCTTTGTCGCTATCCCAATATCTTGGGTCAACAGGAATAAATTGATTGTTAAGTCTAAACACATCTTGTGCGTCTTGGTGTTTGATAACTAAGTTATTAATTAAACCGTATAAAGTTTTTAGACCGTTCTCAGCAAAATGTCGGCAAATTATTTCAACTCTGCCTTGCGCTCCAGACATGGTAGCGGCAACCGCAGTTTTTGTTGAGCTTTGCAATGCGTCGGCATTTAAACCTGCACTTGCTTTGGAAACGCCTGTTCTGTTTTCTTTAGCTTCGTCTAAGTAACCAAGCACAGGAAAAGCCTCTCTACCAACAAACGGTGTTGTCAGTTGTTGCACCATACCTGGCGCTCTCATTCTAATCGGTTGCCCTATGTCGGTGTTTAACACATCGTCAACGTTGACTTGACCTTCAACAATACCCATTCTTGGAAAGATTGAATGACCAAGAGAATCTAACGTATCTCTAACAATTTGTGATTTAGCTGCTTGGATTGGTTTAACGTAATCCGCAGGACATGAGCCGATTGCTGTGTGTGGTTCGGGGTCAGGACAAAACATAACAATCGGCACTTCGTCGCAAGGCTCTACGTTGATAATGTGGAGAGCGTCACCTAACGTACATACTCTTAATAATTCGTCGATACCGTCATCGTCCATGTCGTAGTAAATAAAATGCTCTATGTATAAAACATTTTTACTAGCACCTGAATCTGGAAAAACCATATTGTCGTGTGGGTTTCTTGCTTGTTGCTCGTCAAAAGCTAACGGATCTAGTAAAGAACCTTCGCCGCCGTATTGTTCTATTTCTTCTTTGTCGTAACCCATTGCAACCAATTCGCTTACCGTCTTAATCATGCGGTGAGCAACGTAAGAAGAGTCTTTCATAGATCTAGCATGTCTAGCTATTAAGACTTCTTCTGGCGGTACAGACTCTAAAACAACTTGGTTTTTAGCTTTAACTCGCCTAATTGTTAAATCGTAAGACACAGGTATAACTTGCGTTACTTCTTGGCCAGACATAGGGTCGAGAGTTGTTATTGTTTCTTCGGTTGCTGTTTCAGACAATATTTCAACGTCTTTATCCATCACTAATGCTTGGTAAGCAGGCGGTGAAATATTAGTGTATTCATGCGTTGTGGTTGAAAGACTGTCATCCCAATACGCTTTCACAAAACCTGTTTTACGAATAAGTGCGTCTTTGAAAGCATCGTATAAAACTTGGAAGCCAGAGTTTTTTTCTTGAACTATGTAATTAATATAATCGGT